ATTGCGGAAGAAGAAGCTATTAATACAGTATTAGAGGAGAATCACTATCAAGACATTAAAAAAAGAATTGATTATGATATGACGGTTCTTGGAGTGGGTATGGCTAAACATCAGTTTTTACCAGGTAGTGGTGTTCAGGTGGACTATGTAGATCCCGCTAATGTAGTGTATAGCTACACAGAAGACCCTCACTTTAAAGATTGTTTTTATTGGGGAGAAGTTAAGACACTTCCTATAGCGGAGTTAATAAAGATCGATCCATCACTTACTAGAGATGATTTAAAAAAGATATCTCAATACAGTCAAACGTGGTATGATTATTACAATGTAAACAGGTTTTATGAGAATAGTTTATTCTTTAAAGACACGGCTACACTTATTTATTTTAATTACAAGACTACTAAGAAGTTTGTTTATAAAAAGAAGATTTTAGACGGTGGTGGAGAAAGAATAATCGAGAAAGACGATACTTTTAATCCACCTGAAGAAATGATGAAGGAGGGTAAGTTTGAGAGAGTAGAAAAAACTATTGAAGTTTGGTATGAAGGTATAATGGTAGCTGGCTCTAACATTATGTTAAAATGGGAATTGGCTGAAAATATGGTCAGACCTAAATCAGCTTCTCAACACGCTATGCCTAATTATGTGGCTTGTGCTCCAAGAATGTATAAAGGTAACATTGAGTCATTAGTAAGAAGAATGATTCCTTTTGCAGATCAAATACAAATAAGTCATTTAAAGCTTCAGCAAGTAGTTGCAAAGATGGTTCCGGATGGTGTATTTATAGATGCTGATGGATTGAGTGAGGTAGACTTAGGCACAGGTCAAGCATACAATCCAGAAGATGCATTAAGATTGTACTTTCAAACGGGTAGTGTAGTCGGTAGAAGTTATACTCAAGATGGTGAATTTAATAATGCAAGAGTTCCAATACAACAACTAAATACTAGCAGTGGTCAATCTAAAATGGCTGCTTTGATAGGTAATTACAACCATTACCTAGGTATGATTAGAGCGGTGACAGGATTAAACGAAGCCAGGGATGGATCAACTCCTGATCCGAATGCGTTGGTAGGTGTTCAGAAGTTAGCAGCACTTAATTCTAATACAGCTACTAGACATATATTAGAAGGTAGTTTGTATATCAGTAGAACATTAGCAGAAGGGTTGTCTTTAAGAATAGCTGACTTGTTAGAGTACGCTGACTTCAAAGAAGAGTTTGCCAATCAAATAGGTAAGTACAATGTAGATAGAATAGAAGATATAAAAGACTTGTACTTGTATGACTTCGGTATATTTATCGAGGTGGCTCCTGATGAAGAAGAAAAAGCTATGCTAGAGCAAAACATTCAAATGGCTTTATCTAAGAATGATATTAGTTTAGAGGATGCTATTGACATAAGAGAAGTCAGAAATCTAAAAATGGCTAATCAGTTATTAAAGCTTAAGAGAAAAAGAAAGCAAGATGCTGATAGAGAAGCTGCGGCTATGCAACAACAGATGACTGCTCAAACTCAGTTCCAATCTCAAAAAATGGCTTCTGATGCAGCGATGCAAAAGATACAGCTGGAGGGTGAAATGAAGATGAGGTCTAAACAGGCTGAAATAGCTTTTGAAATAGAAAAGTTAAAGAATGAGGCTGCTCTTAAGCAAGAGTTAATGACTTACGAGTTTCAGTTAAATATGCAGTTAAAAGGTGTTGAGGAGTCAGCTATTAATACAAGAGAAAGTAAAAGAGAAGAAGCTAAGTCTGAAAGGATAAGCCAACAAAATACAGAGCAATCAAAACTTATTCAACAGAGGCAACAAAAGCTTCCTCCGGTTAATTTTGAATCTAATGAAGACACCTTAGATGGGTTTGATTTAGCTGAATTCGACCCCCGATAACATAAATAAAATTATTAGTAACTTTGCATAAAAATCAAATCAAATGGAAATTAAAGTAAAAGAGTACGACTCTGGTCCTCAGAAGTCAAAAGCACAAGTAGAGGAAGAGTTGTTACAAAAGCACGAAGCCGAAGTAAGTGGTGAGAGTGTAGAAGAGAATAAGGTAGAAGCAGTTAAAGTAGGGGAACCTGCTAAAGCTGAAGAGCCAATTAAAGAAGAGCCTGTAGTGGAAGAAAAGCCACAAATGGGTGAACAAGAAGTTCTTTCATTTATTAGAGAGAAATACAGTAAGGAAGTTAATTCTATTGATGACCTACTTGCTAAAAGAGAGCAAGAAGAGTTACCATCAGATGTAGCGACTTACTTACAGTATAAAAAAGAGACTGGTCGTGGATTTGAAGACTTTGCTAAAATCAATAAAGATTATAGTAAAGAAAGTCCTGATCAAGTATTATCTATGTATTATTCAGAAGTTGAAGAAGGCTTAGACAAGGAAGAAATAGATTATTTACTTAATTCTAGATTCGGAACTGATCCTGAGGTTGATTCAGAAGATGAAATGAAAAAGAAAAGCATAGATAAGAAAAAAGAACTTGCAAAGGCTTTAAAACACTTTGAAGGTCAAAAAGAAAAATATAAAGTTCCTGTTGAGTCAATGGGCGCTAAGTTTTCTGATGAAGACCAGCAGAGGTTTAAAGCTTATCAAGAACAAGTGGAGAAATCCAAGGAAACTCAAAGCTTAATGCAAAAGAGAGCAGAGAGTTTTCAGGAGAACACCAATAAATTGTTTACTGAAGAATTTAAAGGTTTTAAGTTTAACATCAGTGATAAAGAATATGTTTATTCTCCTGGCGATTTCAACGAACTGAAGAAGTCTCAATCTGACATTATGAACTTTGTATCAAAGTTTACTAATGATCAAGGAGAGATATCGGATGTAGTTGGATATCACAAGTCGTTGTCTATGGCAATGAATCCTGAAAAGTTCGCAAAGTATTTTTACGAGCAAGGGGTGGCATCAGCTGTTAATGAGTCTGTTAAAAAATCTAAAAATATAAACTTAGATATGAGGCAAACTCCGCAGGTGACATCTAAACAGGGATTTAGTGTTAAGGCTACGACACCCTCGTCTAGGCGAGGATTGACAATTAGGTCACCAAAAAATAAATAAGTTAAACAATAAAAACAAAAAACAATGAGTTTAAATATACCGGGGTTTGCTCTACAGCCAAGTGCTACTAGAGTACCAACCGCAACAAACTATATGACAAGTTTTGATTTTTTAAATCAATATTTGCCAGACACATACGAAAAGGAATTTGAGAGATATGGAAACAGAACTCTTTCTTCTTTCTTAAGAATGGTAGGTGCTGAGATGCCTTCTAATTCTGACCTTATTAAATGGGCAGAACAAGGTAGATTACACATTAAATATACAGACGTTAAATGTACTACTAACCCTGCATCTGGATTAGGAGCAGTGACTTTTGAGGTAGATGATGTTTTAATTCCTGCAGACCAAATAATGGCTCCTGCTGGAACTGCTTCTAAAATTGCTATTAGAATAGGTCAAACAGTTATGATATCTGGAAACGCTGGCTATGCTGGGATTTCTAACAAAGGTATTGTTACTGCTGTTACAGCTGACACTTTTGATGTAAAAATCTTTGAAGCTGGTGGATATACTGGTCAAGGGTCAGTTGTTGATGCTAACGAAAAAGTAAGTGTTTTCATTTACGGTTCTGAATTTAAAAAAGGAGACGCTGGAATGGAAGGTTCTTTAGAGCCATTTGACACGATTCTTGAAAACAATCCAATCATCATCAAAGACAACTACGCTGTTAGTGGTTCTGATATGGCTCAAATCGGGTGGGTAGAAGTATCTACTGAAGATGGAGCTAATGGATACCTATGGTATTTAAAAGCAGAGCACGAAACAAGAATGAGGTTTGAAGATTATTTAGAAACTGCAATGGTAGAAGCTGTAAAAGCTGGTGCTGGATCAGGCGCTATTGGTGCTGGATTTGTTGGTTCTGAAGGATTATTTTCTGCTATTGAGTCAAGAGGTAATATCTTTACAGGTGCTATTACTAATTTAGGAGATTTCGATTCTATTATCGAAAGACTAGATAAGCAAGGTGCTATTGAAGAGAACGTTCTTTTCTTAAACAGACAGACATCTTTCGAGATTGATGATATGTTAGCTGCTCAGAACTCTTATGGTAATGGTGGTTCATCTTACGGATTATTTGATAATGACGAAGAGATGGCATTAAACCTAGGATTCAAAGGATTCAGAAGAGCATATGATTTCTACAAGTCAGATTGGAAATACCTTAACGATCCTACTATGAGAGGTGGTTTAGTTGGTGGAGCTATTGATGGTGTATTAGTACCAGCTGGTTCAACTAACGTTTACGACCAAGTATTAGGAAGAAACGCTAAGAGACCATTCTTACACGTAAGATACAGAGCTTCTGAAACTGAAGACAGACGTTATAAGTCTTGGATTACTGGTTCTGCCGGTGGTGCTGCTACTAGCGATGTTGATGAGATGAGAGTTAATTTCTTATCAGAAAGAGCACTATGTACTATGGGTGCAAACAATTTCGTATTGTTCAAATAATAGTATAATTTATGGAGGGGAGCAATCCCCTCCTATTTTTTAAACTTTAAATTAAATCAAATGAAAAAAAAGAGAGAAATAAAAGACCGTGTGTATAAGTTGAGAAACGGTCATCAACCATTAAGTCACACGATTAATTCTAGAAACACAAGAAGAAAGCCATTATTGTATTTTGATGGTGAACACAATAGACCTTTACGTTATGCATCTAATCAAAAGAGTCCTTTTGAAGATGAGCAAGACAAAAACGTAATATTAGATCCAGTTATTTTTGAAGATGGAATGTTGTTTGTTCCAAAAACAAATCCTGTACTACAGGAATTTTTACATTATCATCCAGACAATGGAGCTGTTTTTGAAGAAGTAGATAAAGAAGCAGATGCTCAAAAAGAAGTAGATTATCTTGAGACAGAAGCAAAGGCATTTAAAATGGCTGCTGAGTTAACTATAGATCAAATGGAGACTTTAGGTAGAGTATTCTTGGAGCTTAGGGTAGGTAATATGGCTACTGCTGAATTAAAAAGAGACATTATACTATTTGCTAAAAACCATCCAGAAGATTTCTTAGATGCACTTAGTGACCCTATGTTGGAATTACAGGATACTGTAGTTAAGATATTTGA